GTAAGGCTTACATCGACTCCGGCTTCCACCTGCAGGGTGTTTGCATCTGGGCAAAGAACGCGCTGGTCCCCGGTTACTCCGATTACCAGTGGCGGCATGAGCCGATCCTCTATGGCTACCTGCCTAACGGAAAACACGCATGGTATGCGGATCGTAGCCAGACCACCGTCTGGAACTTCGACAAGCAGACGAAGAACAACCATCATCCCACCTCCAAACCCCTGGATCTGTTGTGCTATCCCATTGGTAACTCCTGCCGTGAAAATGCACTGGTGCTGGACACCTTCGGCGGCAGCGGCTCTACGCTCATGGCTTGTGAGCAGATGAACCGCATCTGCTACATGATGGAGTTGGACGAAAAGTATGCCTCCGTCATTCTCCGTCGCTATGTGGATAATACCGGCGATGCCGACAATGTTTATGTTGTCCGGGATGGTGTCAAGTTTACCTACGCTGAGCTGGCGAAAGAGGTGGAGAAGAAAAAATGAGTGATAATCTGACACTGGGCAGTCTTTTCGACGGCTCCGGTGGTTTTCCTTTGGGCGGCTTGCTCTCCGGTATTACCCCTTTGTGGGCATCGGAGATCGAGCCGTTTCCTATTCGTGTCACCACACGGCGGCTGCCGGACATGAAGCACTACGGTGATATTTCTACCATGGATGGCGGCAAGATTGAGCCGGTGGACATCATCACTTTCGGATCTCCCTGCACAGATATGTCTGTTGCCGGTAAGAGAGCCGGTCTGGATGGCAAGCAGTCCATCCTCTTCTATCAGGCCATCCGCATTATTACAGAAATGAGGTGCGCCACCAATGGCAAATATCCCCGTTGGATCTGCTGGGAAAATGTACCCGGTGCTTTCTCCTCAAATGGCGGACGGGACTTCAAAGCAGTCCTTGAGGCGATCATCAACATTGCCGAGCCGGATACCCAGGTGCCTATGCCTGAGAAATCCAGATGGCCATATGCTGATTGCTATGTGGGAGACGGATGGAGCGTTGCTTACCGAACTCTCGACGCTCAATATTGGGGAGTCCCCCAACGCCGTCGCAGAATCTTCCTTGTCGCAGATCTTGCAGGACAGTGTGCCGGAAAAGTATTATTTGAGTCCGAAGGCGTGTCGCGGTATTCTCCGGAGGGCTTCCAGTCGTGGCAAAGAACTGCCAGAAGTACTGCAACTGGCATTGGAGAGACAGGCTGGATAAATGAACTGGTCCTAAACGACCAGGGCGGTAACCGGATGGATGTGACCAACGGAGTGACCTGTACACTTCGTGCGGAAGCACACCATCCACCTGTGGTTCTTTCTGATTCAGCGGTTTTTGAGAACCACAGTCAGGATACTCGCTACACCGGTCCCGTTGATACCGCTCCCACAGTTGCCGCTACCTACGGCACCGGGGGCAACAATCAGCCGTTCGTGATCCGTGAGGAGAAAGCCAGAATATTCGGTATCTGTTCCAAAGATAGCAATGCCATGAAGTCGGCCAATCCCCACAGTGGCTTTTATGAAGCTGCGACTACCCGCACATTGGACGGTAATGGCGGCAATCCTACCTGCAACCAGGGCGGTGTCGCTATTGTGGAAAGCTACGGTATCCAGGGTTCCATGATTGGGCGGGCAGATAAGAACGGGCCCCAGGGGGACGGGATCAACGAAAATGTATCTTTCACGCTTAACACCGTGGATCGTCATGCTGTGGCAGCTCCAACCTATTGCGCCAGTAAGGCATCCTTCTTTACACAGGCAGAAAAGGATCTGGCGAACACCCTCGTGGCTACGGATTACAAAGATCCTCCTCTCATCAATGCGCCCGCGGAATACACCGTCCGCAGACTTACCCCCACAGAATGTGCCAGATTGCAGGGTTTTCCGGACTGGTGGTGTAGCGACCTTGGGACAGTTGATCCCACCGATGAGGAAATCACCTTCTGGACAGAGGTCTGGGAAACACACCGCAGGATCGTCAGCCCCGGCACAAGCCCCCGTAGCAGGAATCAGATCCTCAAGTGGATCAAAAATCCCCATTCCGATGCCGCCGAATATAAGCTGTGGGGCAACGGTGTAGCTCTGCCCTGCGTGTTTTTCGTTTTGGCAGGTATTGTGTTTTATACACAATCTGACGATACGTAATTCTACATTCTCTGGCTGAGAAACAACTTGCTATTCAGCCCGTTCAGAGCGAATATGTGTACTACCAAAAAAACAAGGAGGTATTACACATGACAATTATTATCAACGCACAGGGAGCTGAACGGAAACGTTTGGTTCAGACCATCTCTGCATGGCTGGATCTTCCGGCACGGTACTGCGGTGCACCCAGCTTCAGCTACGAGGTTGGCTGCATCACCATCGATAAGACCGGTAGCCTTACCATTGGCAACGGTCTTTCCGATGAGGCTATCGAACGGCTGACTCAACACCTGTATTCTGAGGAATTTGACATCGACATGAGTGTCAAACCCTCTGAAGACGACTTCTTCGGGATCTGCATTTCCATACCCCGGAGCATTTTCACCGATGCCAACCTTGCCAACCTTCACAGCATTGTGGAGGCAAAAGGCAGTCTTATTCGAAAAGCCCTTGGTGTTTCGGATCTGCCCATTGAAGTAACCGACCACAAGGTCAGCTTTCCCTGGTTCCCCGGAGAACCCACACCGGAAGAAATCATCGCCTACGATAATTTCATCTGCAAACTCTGCGACATGGCAAGGAATCAGAAACGGATCAGTGCCAAGGAAAAGACAGTCGACAATGAGAAGTACGCATTCCGCTGCTTCCTTCTGCGGCTCGGCTTTATCGGTGACGAGTTCAAAGCGGACCGTAAAGTCCTTCTTCGCAACCTTTCCGGTAGCACTGCCTTTAAGGCAGGTGCAAAGAAGGAGGTGACAGTATGCGAGTATTCCCCAAAGAGGTATTACTGAGCCTCCGGGATCGTTACCCAAAGGGTACACGGGTGGAGCTGGTCAGCATGGACGATCCATACAACACCAAGCTGACCCCTGGTTGCCGGGGTACGGTGGTTTCTGTCGATTCCATCGGCACAATCCATGTGGCATGGGACTGTGGTTCCAGCCTGGGCATTGTCTACGGAGTGGACTCCTGCCGAAAGGTGGCTGAGGTTTGATGGATGACATTATGGATCGGCTATTTTACGGCGAGGTTAGCCCCTACGACGATTCTCCTGAGGATATTGAAACCTTTCGGGATCTGAATCACAAGCTGTGTAAGATTTGGTCACAGATCGAGCCCCAGGCATCCCCGCAGCTAATTGAACTGCTCAACCTTTATAAGGTGCATCGTGCAGATATGGATATGCTGATGCAGAAGGATCGCTTCAAGGTCGGTCTTCGACTGGGAATCCAGCTTATGACAGACGTATTCAGACAAGGAGAAACAACCGAATAATTCAAAAAATCTGAGGACGGGGCCAAGCGGCTCTGTTCCTCGTATAAGCCAAGTCGCACCAACACTGGTGGCGGCTATTTTTTATACCCTTCTGAAGGAGGTGATCGCATATCAGAAAACTGAAGAAATACAAGCCCACTCGGTTTATGGCCAGAGGCTCTTACTATGATAAAAATGCCGCTGATTATGCGGTCAATTTCATAGAATGCCTGTGTCATACCAAAGGAACCTGGGCAAGAAAGCCCTTTGAACTCATCGACTGGCAGGAGCAGATCATCCGGGATGTGTTCGGCACGCTGAAGCCAAACGGATACCGTCAGTTCAACACAGCATACATTGAAATCCCCAAAAAGCAGGGTAAGTCGGAACTGGCTGCCGCCGTTGCATTACTCCTGACCTGCGGTGACGGCGAAGAACGTGCTGAAGTGTATGGCTGTGCTGCGGATCGTCAGCAGGCCTCCATTGTATTCAATGTTGCCGCCGACATGGTTCGTATGTGTCCGGCACTGGCAAAACGGGTGAAGATACTGGATTCCCAGAAGCGGCTGATCTACCAGCCAACGGGCAGTATCTACCAGGTGCTTTCTGCCGACGTCGGTAACAAGCACGGTTTCAACACCCACGGCGTTGTATTCGATGAGTTACACACCCAGCCCAACCGGAAGCTGTTTGATGTTATGACCAAGGGTTCCGGTGATGCCCGTATGCAACCGCTGTATTTCCTTATCACCACGGCGGGTAACGACACCAAGTCCATCTGCTACGAGATCCATCAGAAAGCAAAGGATATCATTGAGGGACGGAAAATCGACCACACCTTCTATCCTGTGATTTATGGTGCAGATGAGGCAGATGACTGGACTGACCCCAAAACCTGGAAGAAAGCAAACCCTTCTCTGGGTATTACCGTGGGTATTGACAAAGTCAGAGATGCCTGCGAGTCGGCAAAGCAGAACCCCGGTGAAGAGAATGCTTTCCGGCAGCTCCGTCTGAACCAGTGGGTCAAGCAGGCAATTCGTTGGATGCCGATGCACCTATGGGACAAATGTGAGTTCACAGTAAACGAGGACGATCTTGAGGGCCGTGTCTGCTACGGCGGTCTTGACCTTTCCTCTACCACGGACATCACAGCTCTGGTTCTGGTGTTCCCACCCACCGATGAAGATGATAAATACATGATCCTGCCATACTTCTGGATTCCGGAGGATAATCTGGATCTGCGTGTCCGGCGAGATCATGTTCCATACGATATGTGGGAGCGGCAGG